AACTTTTTTACCAATATTATACTTAGCCACTAAATTCCATTCGTTCTTTTCTTTAAAAGAAACAACTTTAATCTGGCTTAGTGATGCTTTGTTTTCAGCTTTCGATGCGCTTACGATCTTTAATAGATCCCAGTCTTGCAAAAGTGCTGCGATTGCATTACGACGCTCAATATCACCGCTAGTGATATTCGAGTCTTTGCCATCCAAAGCAAATAGTTCTTTGAAGTGCACAATAAAATATCTTCCTTGCTTATGTAATATATGGCAAGATTGATATAGCGTGTTGTCTTTTTTTGAAGCGATGCCGATACGAGTCAGGGTCTCGCGAACTTTTAGAAAGTTATCTGGTTCAGCGAGGGTCACTTCTAACATCGAATCGGGTGTCCAATCATAATAAACCATTTCTACAGTCATTATTTTCCACCTTTATTTAATTTTAGTTTTATTTCACTCAATTGTTCATCCGAAAGAATCCTCAGAGCTTCTTTCGCCTTTTCACTGGAATACCCGAAATATTCCTGAACCAGTTTCAGAGATTCCGTGGCTTTATCTTTTTTAGCCCATTTAGAAAATCTCTTCTTCTTGGTAACACTATTTAGTAAAAAACGAAATTGCCATTCATTAGGCAAAGACGAGTATTGGTTCATAGTGTTGGCTTGAACAACAGTGTCGTGGAAAAACGACAGTCCTCGGTTTACGATGTAAGCATCATAATCTTTATTAGCCAAAGGTTCTTTAAATAAGTCTACCTTTGTCTGATTGATAGCATTAATAAAATCAAAGGGAGTCATAGTTCACCCCAAGACTTTTTAGGTTCTCTTCGCGAACTGTGAATTTACGATCTGGAAATCGAGTTTGAATTGCTTTGTTCAATGCTTTAAGATCTTCACCTTGAGCAATAAACGTATCATCTTCACCAAATGCATAAATAACGTTCGAGTGTTTTTCCAAACGCATTCTAGTTACGTTTGGATCTTTTTCTTCTTGCTCTTGCAAGTCTTCAAGCATCTTCTCTACGATTCTCATGGCCATGCGTTCTCTAAGATTCCAACCAAGTAGAATACCAAAAGCAAGAACGATACATAAAATTAAAATATCCATGTTACCCTCTTATTTGAATTTACACTGAATCATTACTTCAGTGAGTGCAGCCATAATATTTAGTTCGTGGTCAGCAACAAATGCTGCCTTGTATTGATAGTCGGCTAGAATAAGGATAAGGTTATGGATAGTAGATTGATCCAAGAAGTTATTGGCATTATCATAAAGTTCTTTGAACAATACAGGTGTATCAGCATCAGAGTTCTTAGCAACCCACTTACGCACTTCGGTGAAGTCACGTTCCTTTAATGCTTTGTATAGATCCTTATACGATTCTTCGCTGAGGTTAACAAAGATACCTGTATCAATCTTACCTGATACTGAATAGCGTTGCAGTTCGTTTAGAATGCGACGATAATCAGGGAAGTGTTTGATAATGAGTTCTGAAACAACTTTAGGGTCGAACTCAACGTTTTCATTTTTAAGGATTTGAGAAACACGTTTAAAGAATTGTGCAGCGATTGCTTGCTTTTCACCAGCGTCAACTTTGAACTCGATATTCGCACAACGTGAACGAAGTGGTTCAATAATACGATGTTTAAAGTTACAAGTGAAGATAAAACGACAGTTGTTACTAAACTCTTCAATGAAAGAACGCAAAGCAGGTTGAACTGATTCAGCGTTCATATAGTCAGCCTCATCAATGATAACAACCTTCTTAGCATCTGTCAAAGATACAGTAGAAGCAAAGTTCTTAATCTTATTTCGCAATACGTCAATCTGACGACCTTCATCTGAACCGTTGATCATGATCCAGTCTGCGCCAACTTCTTGACATAATGCTTTTGCGACGGTGGTCTTACCAACACCAGCTGTTCCGCTGAATAAGAATGTAGGTAATTCACCCTGTGTGAGATATTGTTTGAATGTATTCTTCATAGAATCTGGAAGAATACATTCATCAATAGTTTGTGGGCGATACTTCTCAACCCAAAGGTACTGGTCTTTCTGCGCTTCAATCATAATAATTCACCTCAAATAATAATAAAAAAGTGGGGGACGATGCCCCCATAAATTAGAAGTCGAAAGTGGAGTCGGCTTCTACGGCAACATAATAAACGAGATCGCCAGTTGTTGTTGATTTGAAACGAGAGATTTTCTTAGAAGATACGCTGACTGTATAATCGCCAGGAATCATTTTGAGGTTTTCTACTTTCAAATTTACTTTAAAAGATTTATCGGTAGTTCCAACAGGTTCACTGAAAGAGTTACCAGTTGAGTTCTTCTTATCACCAACAACAACTGTAATCTTACCAGCTTCGCCAACGATAGAAACATCAGATGCTTTTAATACAGAAGCAGTACGTTGAATCATAGTAAGCATTTGATTGCTTAGTTCAAAATTGATTTCAGCTTCAGGGAAAGTAATAGATTTAGATGGTGCGGTCAATACGCTTGCGTCTGCGGCAAAGTATTTAATACTCATGTTGCCTTGAGTAATCTTACAGACTTTGTCTTCAAAAGTCAACTCTGGATCTTCAAAGATAGACATTGCACCAAGAAATTCGTTCAAGTCATAGATACCAAAATCTACAGGGAATGTTTCGGTAACACTAACATCAGACATAACGTTCTTTTGAGAACTGATAGTTGATAGTTTATTACCTGCCTTTAGTAAAAGGTTGCTGTTAATCCCAGCGTAGTTCTTAAAAAGTGACAAAGTGTCTTTAGATAGTTTCATAGTTTCTCCATATTAAAAGATAGAACAAGTATAACTTGTTTTAGGTTACAAGTCAAAATTATTTTCCTACATTGATAAAAGGTGTGCTATTACCAAGCATTGTGCTAGGAAGTTTACCATCCCACTTCTCAATTGCTTGAAGCTGAACGTATTGTGCACCACCATTAGATTGAATAGCTTGGGCTTGGATAGCAATAGCCTTTGCTTCACCTTCAGCTTGAGCGATACGAGATGCAGCTTCAACTTTGATACGCTCTAAGTCTTGTTCGGCTTTTTGCTTTTGTTGAGTGGCAATAACTTTTTGCTCAATTGCTTTTTGATAGTCAGCACTGAATCCAAAGTTCACCAATGAGATTTCAGATACAGTCAAGCCATACTTAGCAACTTTCTCTTGAAGAGTTGTATGGATAGTTTGACTAACCTCACCACGCTTAGTAACTAATTCTTCAGAAGTGTAGTGGGCAGTGATAGCTTTGAATGATTCATTTGCGGCAGGCAAGAGGATCTTGTTCTCTAGGTCAAGACCGAATTCCTTATACATGTGTGCAGCTTGATTGCCAGCAATACGATAGTTCACAACGATATCGGTATGAACAACCTGCAAGTCTTTTGTACCAGCGTTAGCACCTTTCAGGTCAGCTTTAACAACGCGAACCTCTACATTTCTGACGCTTGATAGAGGATTGACAAAGTGAACACCTTCAGTTAGTGGAGTGGGGTTTACTTCACCAAGTGTTACCTGTACACCAACGTGACCAGCAGGAACAACAGTAAACATCTCAAAGATGAAAACAATTAAAGGGAAGATAAACGGAATTGCTGCGAATTTTCGAAGAGGATATATTGTTTCCTCAACTACCTCGTTCTTCTCGTTACGATAACGACGGGATTGATTAACAAAATATGCTGCAAAAGCGCAACCAAGAGCAATAAGAATAGAAAGAGTCAAGATAAACATTATTTAATTTCCTTTGAATATTTTACATCGTGTTCATACAAAAACATTAAGCAACACATCGCATGTGCCAGATGCGACAGTCCAGTTTCAGGGTCGTTTTGTTCACCCTGTTTCCATGCCCATAAGTGTCGTTGTAGGGCATCGAAATAGCGACGCTTAGAATCAGGCACAACTTTCCAATTATCAGGTTCATACTTTTGTGCTCCAAATGTTAATACCTTAACAGTTTCTTCTAACGCCAATGGTGGGATTAAACCATATTGTAATT